ACGAGAGCGCTTCAGGGCTATATCACATAGGCCTGCCTCGTGCGGAAGATCTTGCGATAAACCGCCACCGTGGGTGAAGCGTCCCACGCGCATCAGCGTCTCACGACGCATGGCAAACGGCACCTCGGATTTGCCTCCCGAGAGTGCTGCGTACCTGTAGGCAACGCGGAAGTCTGCGTGCCGCCCAATGTCCTTGTCCGGTATTGCACTGAACAGGACCCCATACCAGGCCGGTGTGCGATAAGTTTTGCATCGCATGTGCCATGGGTCGGGTAGCGTGTTATGACGGCCATCGATCGCTTCATCCGTTATGTCCTCGAAAGGGCGTACGAACTTATTAGCAAAGGAGGGAAACCACGAGGCACACGAATGTGCCAAGAGCTCTGCCCATTTGTTGGGCAACCGTGCGAACGCATTATGGGCACGAACCATCTCTTGAAAACTTTCGAGAGGGTTGTCCAGATACACCGGTCTGACCGGCTTGCCATCGTACCAATCTGCCCCGCATGACTCACGGAAGGGTCCATAAAAGAAGGATTTGTCCGTGTTCACTTCGAACCCAAAATAGTGCAAGTACTCAAGCACTACAAGGGCTTCATTCTGGCGCACGATGATATCATCCCCATAGACAACAAAGTCTTGACGGGTCTGACAGTAGCCGTGCGCACTAGAACATATCGAAGCAAATATTAAAGTCTCTAGCGGGAAGCAGTAACCATTGCCCATACTCACAAACCCGTGGTATTTTACGGGCTCCTCTGTTTTGAAGCACCAAGACGGCGCTCTTAGGCAGTTAAGGAATGAGAACCATTCGGGCGGCAGCAGCTCTTTCACAAGTTCTGTGTAGATACTACCACTCGCGTTCTTCAGGTCTATGGTGCAATAGCTATTGAGCCATCCAAGTATTGAGCCTTGATAGGCTTTCTCCTGGTTTAGCGACTGATCGGAGAGGTTAATTCCGAAACGCCTCAGCCGCTTCTTCATGAAACTATCTACGGAAAGTTGTAGAAACTGATTCATGAGAGGCTCGGACGCAATTGTGCGGTGACAATCGGCATCCTTGGGTACAAGTGCTATTTTATTATGTTGTACGACTACCATCCGCGCCAGCATGCGCCTGTCAAATTCGACGGGATCAACGCATACGTACTCTACCTCGTCTAACATATCGGGGTGAGGTACGAAACTGGTTTCGTGCTTGACAGAATAAGACTTAGTCAAGCCGATTAGGTTCCAGAACATCGGATACCGTTTTGCGGCGGATAGCACGTAAGGAATTGCAGCAGGCGTGACAGTCCATTCTTCAGCCAAAAGTTTCCTGGCAAAATTAGTAAACTGTCCGCTCACACCAACTGCGGCTCCCGGTCCCCATCTACACTCATTAAATACTTCACTGAATGGAGGTTTTTCACCTATTACACGTTTGATATAATCTCGCATGCGTGCCACGTGGGCACTAGGATCTAGCCCAAGACCTTGATGGCCGCCAACAATTACGTTGTGCGGCATGTCAGTTGGTTTAGGACTTTCCACATCAGTCCCTAGTCGGCGGCGCCTTAGAAGCGCATTTAAGTGCCGGTTGCGTCTCTCGCCACGAAGAAACTTTTTCATGGCGTTCTGAGTGCAAACCGAATCACTACCGATAAAGGGATACTTCTTAACGAATGCGGCGATTTGCGAATTGATGATTTGCTCATCGTAGCTGTCGTACGACTGTGACAGCAATTCGCGGGCAAAAGGCACAACGGATTCAGGGGCGCTGGAATTAACCAACGCGTAAACCCGCTTCGCGGCCTCCCACCCGGGGACATTCACAACACTAGAAAGGAGTGATCTAAGAGATCTAAGACCACGCCCCCTATGGGCTTCGTTGAACTGCTTTAATTGGCAGAACAGCTCTTTGCTTTCGTCCTTAGCCGTAAAGGCTAGTGGGAGTTGACCCGTGACGACACGCTTGTTTTTGTGTTGCATACAACCTCCATAATGGATGATTTAGTAGTACTGTGCGGATCTATCGCCGTAAAATTATTACGATGGCGATAGCCAGTGCACCCAGAGCGAGCAGAACATCGCCCATTCTCTGGAATGCTTCCGCGTGAGCGGTTACAACTTCCACGGTATTAACCGTTTGGTTGACTGGTCTTCAGGGCAGTCTTAAACGCCGCAGAGGCGATATAAGTGCCCAGATCCGTAACAAGGGCGTCGGAGTCAGCATCTGAGATGCCTACGGGCCGAGCAATGTTGATGTCCACCGTGCTGTTGCCAGTAGCCGTTTTCGCCCCCGTGAGGGAGTGAGTACGGGTAAGCTTCACTTGGAAGCGGGCAAGCCCGCTAAAGAGAGCAGTTGGCTTAGCAGGGGTAATCTTCTGCAGGAGGCGGTCAAGCACCGAAGTGCTATGCGCCGGACCTTGGAAGCGGACAGAGTTCGTATCCCACCCATCGGCGACATACGACTTGGCATTAAGTGTTAGTGCCATTTTGATTTCCTAAACAAAGGAGTTGAGAGAAGACATCAGCGAATTTTTGCCAATGCCTGGACGTTGCGGCCACGCAGCTGCTGCCTGAATAACGCCACGGCGTCAAGCAGGCGAAGATCCTTAGTAAATTTCTTAGGATCAGCGCGGACGACTAACTTCATTAAATTGCTAAGCTGCGCCGGAACGCGTCGCTTTTCAACGAGCACGCTCTGGACCACTCCACTACATGGTCTTTCAACCACATAGACGGAGCTTGGGTACACGCTGGAGGTACATTGCCACACCGACTGAATTTCTTCAGTTAGGACGTAGCAGCCCCCCAAGTTGTGTAAGGCCGGATCAGCTAAGGCACCGAGTGCTGCGAAGAAGTCATTCACATTAACCACCCAGTTTAATACGAAGGAGAACCTCACCAGATCTATAAGAGCCTCTGGTATGGCAGATGGAGACACTCCAGCATTTCGGAGCATATCCATTCTTACCTCCCATAGCGACATCGCACGTACCTGCAGGCTGTGTTGCCTACTGATCGTGATTTCGTCGTAATAGGAGGGACCGTCGTACCACTTTACGTTTTGCACGTCGCTCTCTGCGACGTACGACACACCCCGGCTTGTTAGCCGGATGTCGTTTGCATCATCGTAAGCCTGATTCACTGCTTTGAGTACACCTAGTGTGTCCATAACAAGCGGACGCACCCCAAAACGCATTGCCAGCCATGTTTCTGTGGCTGATCGCTCTAGGTTTTTCAGGTTGCTGATACTAAGCCGTTTTGCGGATTGGAGCTCGGTGATATACCGCGATAACCTTACGTCTCTGTTGAGACGTTGAAAAAGGCTACTCCAGTTATGCAAAAGATCGGGAACCAGACGCCTCGTTTTGTCCAATTCTGCGAGTGTAACAAGCAGACTGGCCTCTGACGGAGGGCGCATGGCCTTAGTTGAAGCTTCAGCGATGGCGCGGTCAGACGGAAGTGTTACAATACGCTTGGGGATTAACCCTTGCGTTATCCGTTCTGGAGCCGTGGAATAACTGCCTCCTATTTTCATCAGGAGATAGTCGCCATTGTACCCATACCTCTTACCAAATGACGGGCCGGATTGGACAACTCGTGTGATAGGGCTAACGCTCATCGACGTGGTTGTTATACGGGTTTGTTGCATCGGGTTGAAAATCACTTCACCCTGGGAGATGCGGGCCTTGAAATTGGCCTGCACCACATCAGTCATGAGTTCCTGTTCCCCTAAGGGCGACAGGTACAGATTTTGATCGGACCATACGGTACCGGGGCTCGAAGCCCAAGTACCAAAACGGCCAGGCGCTCGAAGGTTATCGCGGGTTCGCACCCGTGCTTCGGAGCGCTTTTTCAAAGACTGTTTCATGTGTGGTCTCTCCTGAGAAAGGTTGGTGATTGAGAGGTATATGCAGTACCGCGCCGTACGTGAGTTTCTCAGTCTCACGTACGTACGAGAAATAAAGCACCTACGAGAGCTAGGGTAATTATCCCTAGTTCTTTCAGTACTTGCGCGGCGGTAACTTAATGGATCAAGTTACCTCAGTGGATTAGCAATTTCCACTGTTTCGGACCCCCATTGGGG